ACTCACCCAGTTATCTATACTATTAAATATATCTGCTCTATTCTCATTTATATACACTCTGTCATTGTTATATCTAGCAACATAACAATATGATGAAAGACATCCCCCGTTGCAGCCGTAAATAAAATTGGGAGAAATAGCATCGCTACTCCTCCCATTATCTCTTGTTGTTAAGGTTTTAGTTTTTTGGTGTATTATTTTCATTAAGATAATATTTTGATTCTTGAACACCAGTTTGATTCATATATTTGCTTCCAGCTTTCTTATCATATGTTTGAATAATATCACCATTTACATAAGCAAATTCAATTTGGCATATCTTCATATTAGGATAGATTCTAATAGGTCTCGTAGCTACAAGTTCAAGTACAAGACTTCCTTCAAAGCCAGGGTCAATAAAACCTGCTGTAACGTGTACAAATAGCCCAAGTCTACCAAGTGAAGACTTACCTTCTACTTTTGCTCTTATATTACTTTTTACACCAATACGCTCATTACAAGCATATAGATATACATCACCAGGTTCTAATACATATCCCTCTTCAGGAATAGTAAATGATTCTGTTTCATTAGGTTTACGTACATCTAATACACCTTTTTTATAAATTTTAAATTCTGGATTTAATGTAAGATCTACAGATACCGGATTTAAATATTTCATCTCAAATGGATGAATAATAATATTACCTTTTTCAAATTCTTCTAAAATCTTTTTGTCTGATAAAATCATAATTCTAATTGTTTTGTTTTTGTATTGTATTTAATTAATTTATAAGGTTTATTAAACTCTTCAGCCCACATTATTTCTTGTTGCACACCTTTTGATTTAAAAATTAAACCAAGTCCATCATGATTAATTAACTCAATTACCCACACTTCATCGCACCATTGTACAAATTCTTTGTCTTGTTCCATCCAAACTTCCCAACTATGCTCTACAATTCCTATTCCTGCTTTCCATACAGGATGAGAGTGAGATATGGGAGAAAACACACAAATCTTTTGTGCAATAAGCATAGCAGCCACTTCATTAGCTGCTTTATAACTTATTTCCTCAAGGTTGGTATAAGGGATTGCTAAGTACACCTTTTTCATTTACTACTGGTTTTGATTTTTTAATAATATTAAATGTTCTATTTACATATATTTTAATTTGATCAGATGTGTAATGTCTTACATGACCACCGTCACATAAGACAACACACCAAACATCATTTTCTAGCATTCCTGAATCAGATACATATAAAGCATAACCGTCTTTATTATCTTCTACTACAACAGGTATTGGTTTTGAAAATTCTAACATTTTATTTATTTAAATTGATATGAAGTATTATTCCTTCTACTTTTTCTTTTAAATCTTCTATTGTACCATCATTAATAATTTCATAATCAAATTCTGCATCATCTAAAGCTGTTTCACTTGGATGCAAATCTAAAGGTATTTCTTTATCAGATGGTCTAACTACTCTAATAGTAATGCCACCATTAGCTTTTACAGCTTGCATTTCATTAGGAAACCTCATGTCTGTAATAATCCAATTAGGATATTGAACAAGAGTGTCATTACCTAACTCATCCCATTCTTTTACAACAGGTTTATAATCAGCAAACAAAGCATTCACCCATGTATCAGGATGTAAACCATTTCTCATAGCTTCAGTTCCAATTTTTTGTAATAAATCTCTTACAGTCATTTTACTTTTAACATATTCACTAGCAGCTTTACCATTTTCAATAAGAGTGTGATCTGTTTTTTTAGTTAAATCCCATTCATTTCCTAAATATGTTTTCTTAAAGTCTTGATTCTCAAACATTTCTGAAGGAATTCTTGTAAGGATAGTTGCTATTTCTTTAAGTTTTGATGCAAACTTTTTAATTTTCCAATCACTTTCTGCATCAATTTTTTTTATAATGTCGGCTACAGTATCTTTTCCTGATGAAATTTTTCCCGCCAACGCTAAAATTGCCATATAAATCCTCCTGCTGTTTTACATCTACCTGTAAGCACGTTACCAATAGCTTTTATTCCTGTTAATTGTTTTGCTTGAGTAACAGACTCAAAAGTGTTTAAAAGTTTCATATTTTTTGTATATTGTTTTACTTGTTTACGCCTATAAGTGTTGCCAATGGCTATGGTTCGTAGTTTTTCTTTAGTAGCATCTGATACTTTTTGTCCTTTTTTAGTGGTAGAGTACCCTGTTTTTCCTTTGTTCCAAGGAATAAATCCTGGTTTAAAAGTAGTATTACTTTGGTTTTTTTTTCTATATTCTTTTTCACAAAATTTAGAACAAGTAAGTTTTTTAGCACTTTTGCATGAAGTAAATTGATTTTTACAAATAATGCAAGTTTTCATATTACCTTTTCCTTTATTCCAAGGAATCTGACCTTTTTTAAAAGATGTTTGATTACTTGTTTCTAAACCGTCTCCTCCAAGTGTATAATTACAAAGACTAAATCCCCAAACTTTAAATTGAGAAATCCAATATTTTTCCCAAAATTTCCAATCAGAATCTATTTCATCAATTATTTCAAAATTAGGTTTTAAATTTTGAATTTTTAATGAATTAATCCAGTTTCTTTTATGAGTTCCTTTATCTCTGGCAATATTACTATGGTTATGTTTTCTTTGTTTAGGATTTACTGTTTTACCTACATACCTTACTTCATTAGTAATAGGATGAGATAATGTATAAATATATGTTTTCATAATACAAATATACATTATCTTTTTGTTATATACAAATTCCAGAACCTATTTTACCAGAAATGCCAATGATTGCCATATTTAATTAATTTTTTTATTTAATAATTCTTCTGCAAAATTTTCAAGTTCTAATCTTTTCTTATCATCCATCATAACCATCATTTGCAATACATTATTTACTGCTAAGGTATCCCAATTATTTAATATTTCATCATTAATAATTTTAGAATTTTGTGGACCTGCTACAATATTAATATCTTTTGTTATAGATTGTATCTTTTTTAATTCAAAATTTAAAAATTTTTTAGTATCCATTACAGGTTTTGTTTCTATAATAAATTGATCTAAATATTTTTCAGCTATTGATAATGATGTTAATACAGTTTTTATACAAAGTGTTGCGTTATCCATTTTTATTTTTTATTTTTTGGTGGTGGTATATGACCTGATTCAAAAGGTAATGAATCAGATTTCCATTTTTTAATATCAAAATTCTTTAAAAAATTCTTTCTATCTATATCTTTTTGTGTTTCCTCTCTTTGTTTATAATTATTTTCACTAGTCATAGAAGTTAAATGGTATCCTTTACAGTGGATACAAAAATAACTTCTAGACTGTGAAATTTTGTCTTTAGTCTTTTTATTATTTCTAAATATTTTGTTATTTTGACTTTTAATTAACTTTAAGACTTCTATTGCATTATCTGCATTTTGCTTATCAACAAATATAACTTTCCCTGTGGATGAACATTTGTCTTTTTTCATTTTTATTTTATTTAAAATAATGTTCCTTGTACATAACCATGTTTATTAATTGAACTAATAGTTTCTATTTCTTTATATATCCTTTCTAAATAGTATTCATAATTAATATCTAGATTATTAATGTCTGAATCTATTGTACCCATGTTATTACAAAGTGTTTGTCTCCATTTACCGGCTTCAGTTTGTATTTCTCTACCATCTGGATTATATTTTATAATTTTATGACCAGTTTTTGATATGTAATACCTATTTAATTTTTGAAGCTTTGTGTCTTTAATTACACTTTCATTATTATCATTTTGAACTATTTCTGTAAGTTTAAAATTCCAATCACCTTTAGCTTTTACAGCTCCACAATAATCAAAAATATTACTGTTTGTTTTAAGATAATCTTCAGGTTTAGTTCCATTTACATAAAATTCATATATAGCTTTTGGTATAACAAGAAAACTTTTGTTTTTGTGTAGGGCTAAATTATTAAATTCAAACAATCCCTTACATTTAGTCTTACCGTTTTTATGTACAGCTATATAATTATTTACGTCTTTAATTATCATTTTAGAATACTCATCATGTTCTAATTGTAAATTAGTCATTGATTCCCATTCTTTACAAACTTCTAAATATAATTCTTTTTTACCTTCTGGTATAATCATTTCTAAACCATCTGTATTTTGCATTAAAGGTATAGCTTCTGGTATTGCTAAACATAACATTTCATAAAGTTTAGATAACCATAATTGTCCATTAACAGTAATACACATAGTAAAAAAACTATCATATAAAAAACTATTAGCATCATTACTTAAACCATAAGTTGAATTTAAAATAATCTTATATACATAGTTTTTAGGATCAGACTTTGGAATTAATTTTCTTTCTTCAAAAAACCATTCATATTGTTCTAAAAATTCTTTAGCCGGTAAATGTGCAGGAGAAAATCCATTTTTAATAGCTAGGTTTGGATAATAACTAGTTACATCAGAAGTCATAATTGTATATCCTGGTTCTGCTTTATATACACCTGGATCTTTTGCACCATGTAGACCACCTAAACCATAATATGTATCAACACCTTTGTAAGATAATTTGTAATCTAATGAACCTTTTGTTTCAACAATAACCTTACTATTAAAATAGTCTAGTACACTTTTAAAAACATCTGTTTTAAATTCTATTTGAGGAAGTATGCAATCTTTAATAGCTATTTCATTTCTAAAAGTTCTTAATCCCCTAA